TGTGTAGCGATTGGTTATGAGGGCGCGATTGAAGCATTTAAAAAATGTTATTTACTTGGGTAATAATTTATAATATAATTTTAATCACTGGGAAGCATTTAACTATTTAGAATTTATGCGGATATGTTTGAAACGGTTGCTTTCCAGTAACTCAATTAACTTTTTAGGAATATCAAAATGGCAAATCAAATTATCGACAATCTTTTAGTGAGTGGCGCAATTATGCGTGGTATCGCTTTTAAAGATTTATCAAGCAAATTTCAAGATGTTTTGGCGCGTCGTAAAGTGGATCAAAAAGCAATCACCGACTTTACACAAACAAAAGAGATGCGTTATTTGTACAAAACACATCTTAGAACAAAATATGATTGCTTAATTGAAGATGAAAACCCGTTTTTTATTGCCGACTGGGCAAATTATACAACCTGTTAAAAGCACCTCCTCACTCTTGCCGCAGACGCGGTTCTTTTTTAAGGAATTACTTATGAATTTTTCAGACTGGTACGCATTTATTGAAGCAATCGAAGGATTAACGGTTGTTTTGTTAGTTTCTTTTATCCATTACTTGCACACTGCAAAATGAGTGCCATAACAGCCGCTCTGTGTTTTGCATTGGTTTCATACCGTGAAGCACGCAGCGAACCAATAGCGGCGCAAATTGCAACAATGCAAGTGCTACGCAACCGCGCAACGCTAAACCGTGAAAAACCATGTAAAGAATTAGCAAGGCATCGGCAGTTTGCATGGACATCGAAATATAAAATTACACCGCCTAAACCGATAGGCGAAAAGGACAAAAACGCATGGCAACTATCACGGTCGCTGTCACAATCGCTAAACAAAGTAAGCGTAAAAGGCATAAAACCAAATTACGTTTATTTCAACACGTTAAAACTCGGCAAACGATACAAGACGAAAACCACGCCGATAAAACTCGGCGGGTTGCTTTTTTATTAACGGTGAAATATGTATAAATGCCCTATTTGCAAACATAGTAGAACGCACAAGTTACACACAGATAAATGCTCAAAAGTAGCGCGTGAAACACTTGAACCAACACCAACAACCGAAAAAAAGCCAAGTGCTTATATTTCAATTTATGACCACAAACCAGCAAACAGTAGGTTTAAATGACAACAGCAAAAATAATCGCTGATTCAATTAGTGAAAGCGGTATCAGAATCACAACAATGGAATTAGAATTTGAGCGTTTTTTATTGGCTCAATTCAACACGCACAGAATGTTTAGTCGTTCTGCACAATCAAGCCGCGCCGTTCCAGTGCAGAAAATGATTGATGCGTTAAATAGCAATGCAACTCCTGTTTTTATGAAAAATAAAAGCGGTATGCAGTCAAATGAAATAATAAGCGATTGCGATATGTTTTACGCAAAAGAAGCATGGAATGTAGTTAAAAATGCAGTTATTTCTGGCGCAACCGTGCTAGACCATCATCATGTACATAAACAGTGGATAAACCGATTACTCGAGCCATTCTCAACCGTTAAAGTCGTTGTAACAGCTACAGAATGGGATAACTTTTTTGCATTGCGTTTGCATCATGCAGCACAACCCGAAATGCAGGAATTGGCTCAAGCTATGAAAACTGCAATGGATGAATCAATGCCAGAATTATTAAGTAATGGTGAATGGCACGCGCCGTATTTAAATCAAAATGAATTTAACGGTGATTTTTCGGTAGAAGACTTGCTGCTAATCAGCGCGGCGCGTTGCGCCCGTGTGTCATATTTGAATCACGACAACAGCAAACCTGACATTGAAAAAGACTTAGATCTTGCTCAAAGATTGCTTGCTGATAAACATCTTTCTCCGTTTGAGCATCAGGCAAAGCCAATGCGGCACGCTAAACATTCTTTTAATAGCGGTTTTGGCGATTTACTTTATCAAGAAGGTGCAACACACGTTAGCAAGGATATAAATAGGTTTTCATTTGCTTGGAGTGGAAACTTCAAAGGATGGATTCAACACCGCCAATCGGTGGATTTATGATATTTATTTACATAATTATCGTTGGCTTAATTGGAATGGGATTTGTTGCTTACAGCATTAAGTCACAGTACGAATGCAAACACACGCATTTTGCACAGTTTCGCAGCCGTAAAATTAAGCAGTGTATTGATTGTGGTTTAGAGGTGAGCATAGATGCAACAAACTGGTGATATTGCTTATTATGTTTCTCGGTTATCTGTAAAACGTGATTTTGAAAAGATTAAGCTATTAGATGAAGTTGAAGATTCAAATGATATTTTTAAATCGATTGCAACCAAAAACATCAAGAATCCATATATTGTTTACAACGTAAAAAGAAATAAAAGCAAACAACAGCACCTTCAAAGAATGCGCGATTACAGAAAAAACAATCCCGAAAAAATGAAGGTGTTGCGTGATAAAAACGCCTATTATTTAAGCCAATGGAGAAAGGATAATGCTGAAAAATGCAGAAATTACACTCAAAAGTACAAAGAAAAATTCATCATGGCTCACGGTATTCAAGCGTGGCGCGACAAAAAAAACAACAATGCAAAAAAACTAAGGGAGAAAAATCGTGATAAAAATAGCAAAAGTGCGTGAAAACGCGACCATTCCAGAATTTCAAACCAGTGGCGCGGCAGGTGTTGATTTACACGCTTGCATCAGCCATTCAACAATCATTGCACCGAATGAAACGCTGTTGATTCCAACTGGTCTCGCAATGAAAATCCCATTCGGGTGGACAGGTTTAATTATGCCGCGTAGTGGATTAGGTCACAAACACGGCATTGTTTTGGGTAACTTAATCGGTGTTATTGACAGTGATTATCGTGGTGAAATCCAAGTATCTGTCTGGAATCGCAGTAATGAAACCTACAAAGTTAATCCGAATGACAGAATAGCTCAAATGTGCCTTTTACCGTTAGCGCGTGTTGACGGGTTTATTGAGGTGGACAGTTTAAGCAATGACACAACGCGCAATAGCGCAGGTTTTGGCACAACTGGAATATGAAAACAATAACAATCAAAGACTTCGCTAAAGAAAACAATATGCTGCTGATTACTGTTTATAAGCAAGTAGAAAATAGCGGCATTGAACCAGTTGGACATGTTGAAGGTAAAACAAAACCTCACGCGATTTACAACAAAGATACACTTGAAAGACTAATTTTAAATCGTAGTGCTGGTAGACCTAAAACAAAACAAATAAACTTTAACGTAGCGAAATTATGGTAGACATGAAAGAGCAAATAGCGGCGGCTTTACGCTCAAATCAACTCACAGCAAAAGAAATAGCTGAAAACTTAGGTGAAAATTACAAAACTGTTTTCGGTCATTTAACGCAAATGAAAGCGTGTAAGTTAGTCGAACTGCTTGATGATAAAACTTACATTTTAACTGATTTTGGTATGTCTGAATATCCAGTTGTTAAGGATTCATTAACAACTGCTCAAAAAATCAAAGTACCAGTTGAACGATTGCCGCCACAACCAAACCCAGTAGATGAAATTATGAAACAACCAACGCAAGTAGAATCGTTTGAAACTCGAATCACACCGATTAACGAAAAAACAGTTGAAGAAATCAATCGAACCGTTAATTACAATGACAACGTGAATAGCCCACCCCATTACAATAACGGTGATATTGAATGTATCGATGCTATCAATGCATCAATGACACAATCTGCGTTTTTAGGTTATTGCAAAGGAAACGTTCAAAAATATATGTGGCGATACGAACACAAAGGCGGAATTGAATCATTGAAAAAAGCACAATGGTATTTGAATAAAATGATTGAAAGTATGTAAAAAAATAACCATAAGTGTTATAATATGCTTATGGTGTCGTTACCATTTTAAAGAATTTAAACAAATCCGTTTCTGAATAATGCGTGGCTCAATTCTTTGCCATAACGACCGCATTTTCAGAACGGATTTTTTTATTGGTGAAATTTATGAACGATTTAATTTTAAGAGATTCAAAAGGTGAGTTAGTTGTTACCAGCTTAACCATTGCCGATGTTTTTGGCAGACCGCATGATGCAGTTTTAAAAAGTATTGATAAAGTAAATAGGCAACTTGTTGATTTTACTGGAGAAGTTAAAATTAACTTTGTGAAAGGCAAATGCGCTCAAGGAATTTCAAACACTCGCACGGCATATTTAAACGAGCGTCAATTCTTAATGGTGATGCCTTTTGTTGGCGGTGAAAAAGCATTGCAAGGGCAAATTAAACTTGTTGATGAATTTATGCGCTTACGCGCAGCAACAAAAACACTTGAACAACAACGCCGCGAATTATTACTTGATGCGCCCGATGCGTGGATAAAATTGTTTGATGAAACGTTTTACACTGCAATCATGCTTTTGCACAATGACACATTTACCACCAACGCAAAAACGCCAATGTATTGTGCTAATATCACTTATCGTCACATTTACAGCGTTGTTTTGGGGCATGAATTGTTACGCGAATTAAAAGACCGCAAACACAGTGAAAAGTTGCACCAGTGGTTTAAAGACGGTGGACGGCTAGAACTTGCAAAACAGATTGAACGAGTAACCATGATTGCGAGAATGTGTGTTAATCGCAGTGAATTTGAATCTAAATGCGCGATTATGTTTCATGGAAAGCCGCTACAATTAACCACTTTTAACTAAAAAAAGAAAAGCCCCTTTTCAGGGGCTTTTTTTATTATGCAGCGCGTCTTAATCGTGTATCAGTTCGCAAGCCTTCAATTTCAGTCACTAATGCTGCGTTTTGCTTTCTATTTTCTTGAGCCGCTGCAATCAACGTGTTAATCATAACTTCCTGCTTACGGCTAATTTCTCTCAATTCTGCAACGGTTTCACCATTATCATTTGCACTGTCACGGCTTAATGTGACTGGTATCGTGCGACCATCAGGCAATGGTACAGCCGCCTCAGCACCAGCTTCACCGAAAATTGATGCTGTGTGAGCAATACCGCCTTTTGCAAAAGGCTTGTATAAATTTTCGGGGCGTTTTTCTGGGTTAGCATCGTAAAAAGCATTAAAAGCGTTCAAATCTGTAAATGAATTAGCGAGGTCAACAAGTTGCGTATATTGCGCGTAGTAGCTGTCTTTTATTTGTTGCGAGCTTGCTGCATCAACAGCAGCTTGCATTGCAGCGGTGTCGGTATAATCCCCGCTATAACCAGCGTTTACGGCTTGGGCTTCAAGATTACCGCCATATGTGTAATCAGGTTTTGGTTGTTGAGATTGCGACATAGACAAATCATTCATTGCAGCTTTTGCAGCTAACGCACTATCAGTAATTTGCTTAAATCCTGAAACGGTATTAGCAACTGAATCAGCATCCAAACCAAATTTAGTTTTATTTGCAATGTTACTAAAATCTACAATCTTTTCTCCTGCAACGCCTGTTTTTACAATAACAACATCGTACTGACCATTTAAGTCTTTTAATCCACCTGATAGTCCTGTGACGCTTGTTTTTGCGATGTCAGTTGTGGTTGTTGGTAATTCAACTTTTAACCACGCATTATTAACGCGTTCAATTTCAGTTTCAAACGATTTAGCAACGTCAAAGTTAATTTGTCTATTGAAGTCAGCTATCACTCCGTTAATGATTGATTCTTTTTGTGATGCGCTAAACTCAGCATCATTAATGACCATCGTTATATATGCACGCATTCCTTTATTGCCAGACACGCTATCAATCATTTGGTTGATAAAATCAGCGTCAGCACCGCTTTTGGCTGATTTATCGATAGCTAAGATGATACTTGCAAAAGCGTCATATTTAAGCGTGCTTTCAACCGTTGGATTTGTTTTGTTTAAAATACCCAGTGATTTGGTTGTATCAATCAAATATCCGAATAATTTAGCGTTATCTTCACTAATTCCTTTTGGAATTTCGATTGCACTTGCATCAATAGCATCTTTGATTGATTGCAATTCATTTAGTTGCAATTCTTGAATGGATAAGCCTTTTTCAAGACCGCTAACTTCCTTGATAACTTGCTCAATGGCATTTACACCCTCTTCACTTGACGCATAATAATTACGCAATGCGTTAATGTAAGTATCGGCATAACCAGTGATTCCGCTCAATGCTTGACGTTTAATTTCAGCAGTTGCGCCAAATTGCGCGAGTTTCATTTGTTCGCCAAAATTAGCTTGAGATGCTTTTAATTGGCTTTCAGGTGTACCAAGTGACGTGGCACGCAAGTTTCTAATCCACGCATCAATAGAACGGCTAAAGTCCATCAAGTATTTGCCGCCTTCGCTTAGTTTTTTCAATGCCTTGTCAGTTTCTTCTGCTGCCCATGCAACTTCTTGAAGTGTGCTTGTTAAATATCCAATTTTGTCATTTGCTTCAACTGTTGTGTTTGTGAATTTTGCGTAAGCATTGCGCGATTGTTCGCTTATTTCAAATGACGCAACTCTTACATCATCAACCTTTTTAAGCTCAATCAATTCTTTATCACGCGCACGTTTTAGTGTTGCTTGCTCAGTTGTCGCGCTTTTTAAAATCGATTCATCTATTGCCTTATATTTGGCTTGAAACTCATTAACAATCGAGCTAAATGCGCCAGCCATGTCGGTTACTTTTTTTAAGTCTTTTGCAGCTAAATCCACACTTTGCGTAGCTGCCAATGCTGCTTGTTCTTGTTGCTCTATTGATGCAATTCCAGCAGTTTGAACTACTGGCAATGCCTGTGCTTTTTTAGCAGTATTTGTTTCAGCAACGCGTACCATTTCTTGGTAAAGATTCTGGTTCTCTTGCCCTGATGTTGCAGCTCTTTTTGTGACAATATCCCACCAACCAGCAGCGAATGATTCTGGGGTGATGTTTTTATAATCACCTGATATCTTATCGCTCCACGCGCTTGATGTTAGGAGTGTTTTTAATTCATTGCTTGTTTCAGGTGCATAAGCGTTTTTAACATCTTGACCAATGGCGAGAATTGAATCCGCCGCCTTTGCAGCCGATTCGCTAGATTCTTTTGCTTTTGTAAATGCCGCCATCATTTCAGCACCGCTAACCTTTGAAGGGTCGGCAGAAAGACCTAGTTGTGGGTTTTGAGAAACAAAGGATTTGTAATCAGAAATGGTTAAAGCGGTTTTTTCACCAGTAGTTAAAACTGCATTGTAAAAGTCGTTAATTGCGCCTGTAAATTGCTTCATGCCGTCTTTGGCATTGATTGACGATTCATAAATCGTAGAAATTGAATCAGCAAACGCAATCGCACCCATTCCAGTTAAGTTTGTTTCTAATCCTAATTTATGAAACGCTCCTTTAACGACTGCAACTTGCGTTGTTAATCTGTAAAGTGTTTCAAGTGTTGCCTCACCTGCTTTTTGAAACGGTGCAACCATACCGCCGACAATTTCAGTCGCTAACTTATCGGTCATGGTATTAACTAATTTTGTAATAATGTCACTAACTTCTGAATCTGTTTTGCCCGAAAGTGTTGTTTTCATCATTGGCACAACGGCATTTTCTAAACTTTGCTGTACTCCCGTTGATTTAATTCCAAGACCAGCAACTGTATCATCAAGTGTTTTAAATAACCCACCAAAAATAGTGCCGAAAGCGTCCGACATTTGGTCGTTATAGCCATTGATAACGTCAAAGATCTTTGTTGTGTTGCTAATCCATCCTTTTGTTGTAGCTTTAACCGTGCTAAAATTATAGGCTTCAAACGCTTTGCCAGCCGCTAAATCAATCATTTTTGCAGGTTGTGTTACAAGTCCCGCGCCGATTGCTTCATATTTTGTTTTGCCAATTCCTAGTAATTTTCCTAATCCATACTGCAACGCTGCAAAAATAACACCACCAGCAAGCCCCAAAACAGCACCGCCGACAGCAATGGCAGATGTAGATGATGCACCCATCGCTAGTCCTGTTGAAATTGCCGCACCTGACATTGAAGTTGACAATCCGCCTAATCCAGCCATCGCAGCAGCAGACGCTCCAATACCAGCAGCACCAGCGGCAGTAGATGCCGCAATGCCTCCAGCAATCATAGCAGGGCTACCAGCAGGGTTTTTATTTGCAACTGTTTGATTGCTTTTCATCCCAGCGGTTGAAGGCGTAAAACTGCCATTCCAAGCAATGGCACGCGCGATAGTATTATCAATGCCTTTTGAAAGCATGGTGAAATTATCGTTAATGCCTTGCAGCTCTTTATATTCTTTTGCGTGAATATCATTTAATGCGCGGATGACATTTTGAATTGAATTTGAATCTGATAACGATGTATCAGCCAATCTAATATCGGTGGTTTTGTCTTTTGGCAACAATCTACTTAATAAGCCAACAGCAACACCTCCGATTGCGGCAAATATGTTACCACTAGATAAGCCCATTTTAATTAAGCCGTCACTAATACTGCCTATCATCGACTGGAATGTGTTGCGTAATGCTTCAGTAAATGATTTGCCTTGCACGGCTATTTGTTGAAACATTGAACTAAATGTGCCAACTAATTTACGGCTTGATAATCCCATGTCATCAAATAACTTAACACTTCCAACTTCATCATAAAGTCGCATTAAATCGTTTATTTTTTGGTCAGTGAATCCTTTATGGCGTTGTGTCGATTCGTATTGTTCACGGTCATTTAATTGAATTTCACGGCGTATTTTTTCCAGTGCTTCAATTTCGTTTTCATACGCTTTTGTTAATTCTTCACTGTTATCTTTTTTGAAGTTGCCTGTATCTTTTAAATAAGCATCGACCATTTCTTTTTGCTTATTCAAATACTCCCCTTCTGACATTCCACCGCGACCAGCACGCAATTCTGCGTCTGTTTTCTCAAATTTACCGCGTGCCGTTGCTTCAAATGCGCGTTCTGTTGCGCGTGCTTGTTCATCAAGTGCTCTTGTGTGTTCTTTGACGTAATCGGTTGAAGTTAATAATTTTTCATTAGATTCACTCAAAAGCGTTGAATATGTTTGCTGGTTGATACCGCCGTTTTTAAGTGCGCTGGTTAGTTTATCGACTTGCGCGTTATATTCACCGTATGGCGTGCTTTCGATTAGCCGTTGATATTCTTCTTGTTGGTGATTTACTTCTTTTTGAGCGTCACTCAATCCTTTTTTAGCACCGCCTGATTTTTTTACCTTTTCTGTATTGTCATCAAGTGATAATGAATGCGCCTTTACTAATTCAGCAGGCTTTTTAATTTCAGTGGATGGATTCATTGCTTTAAATTCATCGCGCTGTTTTTCTAAAACCTTTAAATGCTCTTTTGCAATTTCTAACGCCTTTGTATTTCCGCCTAAATCGGTTAAATTTTTAACAGCTAATTGTTGTTTTTGTATGTTTAAATTAGATTCTTCAAGTGTTTTTACTTCTTTTAAATGTCCTTTTTGACGGTCATTGTATTGATTCATTTTATCGACTGTGTAGCCAACACCAGCCGCTAGAGCCGTTGCACCTGCAATGTATGGATTCATAGCCGCAGCTGCATTAAAGGCTAATTGAGCAGCACGCAAACCATAAATTGCACCAGTTAAAAGCACAACACCTTCGACTGCACCGCCAAAACTACGCAATGCACCAGCAACATCTTTTAAATGTCCGTATTGTTCAACGGTTAATTTATTTGATTTTGCAAACTCATCGCCTAAATTTTCATAGATTGCAATAACGCCAGTAACTTCTTGAATTAAATCAGTCAATTCACTTTTCAAGCTGCCCGACGCTTTGCCTGTGTCATCGAATTTTGTCCCAGCCTCACCTAACTGTAAAGCCGCCTCACTTAACGAGCCTTTGAAAGCGTCCCATGCCTTAGCAAGTCCTTGATTTAGAATTTCGCTTTGCTTTTGTGCATCGCCGCTTGTTTTGGTTAATGCGCCGCTTGAATCTGCCAGTGCTTTTGTATTATTTTGTAAAATCGTTGTGACGTTAAACGCATCAAGCCCGAATAATTTAATTGCTTCACGCGCGGTAAAATGTGCATCTTTTAAATTATTTAAAACCTTGATTAGCCCTAATTGTTCAACATTTAAGTCTTTGTAGCTTAAATTATGTTTGTCTAAAATTTCAGTATGTTCTTTTGTTTCATTGGCTAATGCACCCATCATGGATTTTAAACCGTCACCAATCGAACCAACTTTGATGCCGTTGTCTTTTAAAATACCAATTGCCGCCGCCGTTGTTTCTAAACTAACGCCAAATGAACGCATTGAAGGAGCTGCCTCGCCCATTGCAATGCCAACTTGCTCAACGCTAATAGCAGAATCCGCTGCTACTTTTGCCC